CCATTAAGCCAGACGCATCAGTTCATCAATAATTATTCAACGGCCACATTGGTCTTTGAAGAAAAAACAGAATAATGGCTTTTGATTCCTCATCTGCAATCCAAGATTGGCGTCAACTTATTGAGATAAGTTTGACGGGGAAAACTGTTCGATATAGTCGTGATCCTGTTACGTTGACAGACGGAACATATTATGATGATCGTTTGATTGGTGTATCCTCAATGACATTATCCGCAGGGCAACTTTTAGATCCACGATTTACTTTGCCCAGTTTGACAATGATTTTGGATAATGCAGACGGAGCAATTTCAACTCTGCTTGACGAGTATCAGTTTTCAAATAGATCGGTCACGGTCAAGGTTGGGCAAGGGAATGTTGCGAGTGACTATGAAACGGTTTTTGTTGGTTCGGTTGTTTTCCCGTCAGGGATTCATATGGATGAAACGCAAGTATCAATTGACGTTGATGACAATCGGATGAAGGATCAAAAGGTTTTGCCTACTAATAATTTTTTTAAAACAACTTATGCAAATGTTGAGGCAAAATCAGAGAACCTTGCAATCCCTATGATCTACGGTGATTGGCGTACTAGTGCAGGGGGCGGTGAAAAGGTTCCTTGCTATTGCATTAATACATCAACAAAAACTTTTAAAATTGCAAGCCATGCAATAAAACAAATTGAAGCAGTTTATAAAGACGGCTCCGCAATAACTCCATCATCAACGGATTTAACCAATGCGGAGTTCGTTATTACAGACGCATATGATCCAGACGTAAATACTATTACGGCGAACGTACAAGGAGCAACTCATAATGGTTCAAGTTCAGGAACCTTATTGGAGACGCTCCCAGATATTACTAACGACATTTTACAAACGCATTTGTCGGTTTCTTCGGGCAACATTGACTCGGCGGCGTTCTCTGCGTGGGGAGATAATATCACGGAGGTTAAAGGACGGCGGTGGATCGGCCAAGAAACCTCATCGAACACGCTCATTGTTGAAGCATTGATTGAAGGTTTTGCAGATATGATTATTGATGGAGGTAAGTACACTCCAAAATTTAGAATCCTTGGGATGTCTGGCTTGGATCAATATAGAGATTACGATATTATAGATAAGTCATCAGGATCAAAAGAGTTTTCTGTTATGCGAGATCCGCAACGAGTGACGGCAAATCAAATTGTTGCCAATTATCGTTTTGATCCAAGTCAATCAAAATATCTTGAGCGATTCGATAAAGAAGATTCTGCATCAATCGCAATATTAGAAACGACAAGAAGAAGGCGTTTAAACTTCAACTATCTCTATACTGATACGGATGCACAAACCAGAGCAACGAGGGAAATGTTAGCGTTCTCAACAGAATTGGAAATGCTAACAGTTGGGCTATCTCCGAGGTCATTAACAAAGCGGCCAATGGATCAATTCCGTTTGCAGTTTAATAAATTCGCTGACGGTTCGGGTGAATCTGGTTTTGGAACGGCGTTTCAAGTGAGAGATATAACAGTTGACTTTGCAAAAATGAACAGCGTTGTGAAAGCGTGGAATGTTAATACTTTAGTTTCTGGGAGATGGTCGGCGGCATCAGCACCAAATTGGACAAGTTCAACTCATGCTCAGAGATTAGATCAAGGGTATTGGACGGACAACAGCGGCTTTGCTGATCCGAGCGGAAGTCCTGACGCATCATCAAAACGGTCAAGATGGTTTTAAAGGAGAATTTTTAAGTGGCATATACAGCAGGTTTTTCGGTCAATGTTGGTGATCCCACAAAGGCGAGTAATATCACAACGCTTGCCGCAAACGATGATTATCTAAAAGCAATTACAGACGCTTTATTTCCGTCAACTGGCAATTTGACTAATTATGTAGCGTCAAATGGAAGTGATCCTACGATTTCTCTGGGGACGAGTTCAACGAACAGATTGTTGATCACCTCCGACATTGCAAGCGGTAGTCAAGAACTTGATGCAGTTAATTTTTCAACAGTAACGGCCGCCTCGGGAGCCGACAAAGGGAAATTTGTTTTTTTAGTTGACGAGGTAACTATTGCAACCATTGACGATGATGGAATTGATTTGGCCGCAAGCAAAGCCTTCACGGTCAACGGTTCGTCTATAGCCGCAACCCCTGCTGGTTCCGATCATCAAGTTCAATGGAATGATAGTGGGAGTTTTGGGGCATCGGCCAATCTTACTTTTGACGGATCAACATTAACTCTCTCAGGGGATCAAAATAATTACGAGGATTCCAATGACGCCAACAATTCTCTGTCACTTGGTAGCGGAGCCAATGAGCGGCTTGAGATTAAGTCCATTAACGCATCGGGAACAAAAACGCTTGAAGAATTAAGGTTCACGACCAAAACCGCAAGCGGAACTGGCGATCATGGTAAGATGACGTTTTACGTAGATGACGTTGAGCGGTTTAAGATATTAGATGCAGGGATACAGTTCGGAACAGGCGGTGCTTTTACGGTTGATACAGACCTCTTAACAATTACAGGTTCCAGTAATCCACCTCTGACAATTAATACGACAAATACAAAAAAATTACTGCTGAAAGATGTTGATGATTCTTCTTTAATTTTTGCTGAAGGGTCAACGGAACGGGCAACAATTACGTGGTCAGCATCAGGTGATTCCTTGACAATTTACAATGAAGAAGAATCCAGAGGCGTCAGAATAAACACTGATTTTGAGTATTACAATGGGAGCAGTTGGTCAAGTTTGACGAGCGGAGGCGGTGGAATTTCTTGGGACGGATCAACTGCTAACGGCGTGGCTACGTACAAAGACGCTGACGAGGCCACGGTTGAGGCTGAACTCACATTTGACAATGAGGTTCTTGCCATAGGCACTCGCCATTCATATCATGCCGACATGCAAGCGTATTCAACAGATATGTCTTCGTTGTTTTACGGAAATGATACGGGCTATAAGCCGTCTTGGGTTCTCCATAATATGTATTGGCCTGATGCCGCTCAGACAAGCGGAGCCAATGACCAATTTAAATTAATCCAAGATGCCACGTCCGTAGGTTTTGGAGCCATTCGTTTTCAATCTGGTTCTTGTGCAATTTTTGGAGGAACAATTTCAAGTTCGTCAGCAGGTGATGACATTGGTTCGCTTGGCTCAAAAGAGCATTGCACGTTTGGAGCAGATCATAGTTTTGCAATGTACAATAGTGGGACGGCCATTAAGGTTGGAGGTGGCAGTTGGGGTAGCAGTTCAGACAGCAGAGTTAAACGAGACATCGAAGATTATACCGCAGGGTTATCGGATATAATCAAACTCCGTCCACGGTCATACTACCTCAACGGTAAAGGCGGTATATCACCTCTTGGTGATGATATGGTAAACGACCAAAAATATTACGGAATAGTTGCTCAGGAGGTAGTTGCCGAAAATGTATTTGATGAATGTTTATCTACACGAAAAGCCAAACTAAATGACGATGATACGGGAGAAACAGATTTATATGTCTGGGATCCGAGTGCATTAACCTACGCGATGGTTAATGCGTTCAAAGAAATAAATCAAGAGCTAATTGCGGTCAAGGCACGATTAGCCACACTGGAGGCAGAATAAATGGCTCTTGAAATGAGTTATAAGTTTACGCGAAAAATACAAACTGAAACCGTGACGCTCAAAAGCGGTGAGGTTCAAGACGATTATATAACAGGAATATATGGTAAAGTTTATCTTACTGATAACGCTAATGGCGTTTTTGTGGATCGTGATTCTTTCTGGAAACTGACGGAACCAAGTGAAAAAAACAAATCTGATTTTGTCGATCTGGATAAAATTTCATCAGTTCCAGATTCGGCAAAAACAAAGGCCGAGGCCGAAATCAGTAGCTCTGTTTTGATTGCTCAAATGACAAGGGATTTAGAAGAAAAGAAAAAACAAGCAAAACAATCAACCGTAGAATGGTCAGGCGATTTTGCTTAGACAGACGCAAAAGAATCTTGATAGGATAGTATAAAAAATGAACCGATATCCTGATGTTGAAAATATCC